ATGCGCGGTTGTAAACTACTACGTCGCTGATCTGGCCCTTCCAATAAGAGCCGCCGTTTCCGCCGATCTGTGTGATTGGGGATGAGTAATCTTTAGTGTCCGCGCCGCTAGCGTTTAACTGACCATCCAAATATAGGTAACCGACACCTGCTGCTCGACAATATAGGAAGCGGGTCACTGTGTCCAAGCTTAACACCGTCGAGCTTGCGAGATGCCATGTATCACCAGCCCTCGCTATCTTTATTTTACCGTCAGCCGTATCCCGGTATGCTAAAAAGCTAAGTGTGCCAGGAGCACCAAACATAACCATATTAGCACCCGCGCCGGATGTGGCCGGGGAAATCGCACCACTGATTGCAAAGTCCCCAGTCCCAAAAGCAGGAACACTCCAACCAATACCCGCCGTGCCATCGAACACCGCCGCTTGCTTGCGCGTGTAAGTTGCGGCCTGCTGCGGGACGGTAAGGTCAGATTGAAGCTTGGTAAGTTCTGCCGAGGTGAGATGATAATACTCGCCGGCGGTGCCACCTTGTTTGCCAGTAGTGTCGTTATGGATACTAGTTCCACCGCCGCCCGTCGCCGTAATAATGATCTGCCTCGTTGCGCCTGAACCACTAGGCGTGAGTGTCACGTTTGCACCCGCGACTAATTCAGCTTCGACTTGCGCCCTCGTCGCGGAATTAAAGTCTGAAATTGTGGAAGCCGCTTGAAAGCCTGTATGTCCTGCGCGGTCCTTTAGTTGCGCGTCGGTGCTATTTGCTGTAGCCCCCGTTGCGATACCGTTTAACTTCGTTTTATCCGCGCCAGACATAAAGCCGGAGACGGTCGTCGTTGCGTCAGCGTGCGAGTGAGATGAAGCCGCCTTTCCTGAGAGTAAGGTGTCGGCTTCTGTTTTCGTGTAAGCGTCTGTTATGCCGTAACCGGAGACTGTTGTCGGCTTGCTCGTGAGGCTTGAAAATGAATGCGTGTGCGACGTATCCGATTTACCCGCAAGCAGTGTATTCGCCTCAGCCTTCGTGTAAACACTGGTCGCGTCAGCCTTCGCGCTCCATGTCGCTTTTTCGGCATCGCTCACAAATCGCTTTGCAGTGGATTCTGCGATGTCGGTTGCTGCATGAGTGTGGGTCATTAGCGCTCTGCCAGCGATTGCGGTTGCTTGCGCCGTGCTTACTGGCTTGTCGGCATCGCTGGTGTTATCGACCGCGCTTAAACCAACCTGAGCCTTCGTCACTTCATGCGGATTATCCATGTCCGCCAGATGCGCCGCGAGTGCTGAAACCTCAGCCGGTGTTGGAGTGCCGCCCCTGTTTATGTCGCGCACCACAGAGCACGGCCCCTGATAAACCGTTTGCGTCTCGCTCTCGTCGAGTAAGCTCACCTCGATTTCAAACCACATTCTAGCGGATTGCTTATCTGGATTTGCCGTAAACCATGCTGCAAGCTCGGAGGTGTTTAGATTAAACTCAGCGTGCGCAACGTCGCCAACAAGTGAATACGTCGCGGCCTGCGCCAGCACGTCACCAGACTGATCGGCAGCGAGCCCAATCTTCTGCACTTTACTGGCACCAAGAATGGACGTGGTGACGTTCGCGCCGTCGCGCCAGTACTCAACCTCTAGGCCGATCTTGTCGTGTAGGTAGAAAACTGGGACCTCTGAAAGCTTTCTGCGCGTCAGGTCGAGAATAATCTTCATGTGATAAATCCTGAGATTCTATGTGTATCCAAAATATGCTTAAGCGAAAACGGAAGCTCGTTGACTATGTTGCCGATACTTAACGGCAATCGCTGCTCATAAGATAGTGACGCGAGAAGTAATATGGCTCGCTTGATCTGGTGTGGCACGTCTGCTGCGCTCGCGTATCCGGCTGTGTAATTCACCGTCAAAGCGTCAGGCCTGTCGAATAGTTCTGGATACTCAGCTAAGATGACAGCCCCCGGCAGCATATCGTCAACGACGGCGAAGCCCGTAATGTCAATTTGCGCGCCGCCGTCAGCAGGCCACGCCTTAACGCTCTGCACGGATACAAGCGGAGTAGCTGGTAAAAAGATTACCTTGCTGCTCACGCAAGCAAAGACGGAGCGCCACTGTGACGCGCCTAAACTGCATCCAGTGTTATGCTCGAAGAACTCACGCGCCTGTGAGATATAAGCCGTCAGCGAATCGTCATCATCGGTGTGTGTTATACGGAGCTCGCGCTTTAATTCCGTGATCGTGACCGGCTCGAAGGTGGGCTGTGTAATTCTTCGTGTGTTCATGGTAAAAAGGGGCGCTGTAATTAAGCAGCGCCCCTCGGTTTAATTTACTTCTTTTTCGGCTTAACCTCTGTATCAGGTTCCTCGATATACTTGACGGCGAAGCCTTGAGTCACAAGCGACTCAGCAAGCTTCGCCTCAACTTCTACCGCTTTGCCTGCCTCGCAGTGATCCCCGCCGATTAAGATGTCTGATTTAGGGACAATCTTCATGGAGCTTAAGCGTTAGGAGTGAGAGCGTCCAGCATCGCAGCGAAGGACTTCGGACGAACGACGCCGCCATCGTAGTAGGCCGTGGCCATTAAGCGATACAAGCCTTGTGCCGCATTGGTTGAATCGCGCAGTAACTCGAAGCTCAAGCCACCCCAATAACCAATCCAGTAGTCGGCAGGGTTTCCGTAGAAGATGCCAGAGCAGACAGCGCCGGAGGCTCCCTTAACGAGATTGCTCTTAATCGCATTCGTGAATACTGGCGAGTAGCCGTTAAGCAGACCTCCATTCGCATCATCCAAGATCATGCGCGAATCAGTGCCCGCAGCCTTCTGCGTGGTCTTGAGTTGTGCACGCGCCTTGCCGTTAGTGAAGTAGCGAGGGTTGCCCAGTAAAGCATTCTGGGCATCGACCTTAGACTCTAAGCCTACGATGTGCGCCCATGCTGGAGCGAGGCCGTTGGTGCCGCCTGCGACGGAGCCAATACCGGCGGTGCCAGCGATACCCCAAGCCTCATTGGTTCCGGTGCCGTGAAAGAATGCGGCCTCTTGCGTGGCCAGCATCTGGCCTGTAAGCATGCGTCGGACGATTTCCTCGATAGCGCTGGAGCTTTGCTTTAAGAGCTGTTCGCCGATGTCAATGAAGCCGGGCAAGCGCTTAGGCGTGAGCGTGAGCATCGCGGTAGTTGCGTTCACCTCATCGGCTGTTGCGTTTTCGGTTTTGCCTGCGGAAGCAGTACCCGGAACAAGGCGAGGTACATCAAGATTTCCTATCAAGCCTTCAAGCACTGTAGCGCCAGAAGCGCGGAGGATAGAGGCATTATAAAAGTCATCAAGCAGACCAGCCTTCATTGTCTGAATAGTCATGCCGCCCTGATCACCTGTGACAGTGGTGGTGCCGGTCGCAGTGATGTCGCGCTTTTCGGAGCGGTAAGATCCGCGACGAACAAGCGCACTAGGCAGGGTCAGGCCGCTGTACTTAGCGCCGGAAGCGCGAGCTTCGGCTTCGCCTTCGGCGACCATTTCACGCTCGATGCCTTCAAGTCGCTCTTGGCTGTTTGGCAGCATGGAGCGGAAGAAGCGACCGTAGTCGAATTTACCAATGTCGCGCTCCTCGCTCTGCGAAAAGCTGCGGCCCTTCTCGCCTTCAAAAGCGAGCTGGCGAGCTTCAACATGGAACTGGCTTTGCTTGCCGTCAATTTCTGCGTGAATAGCGTTAAGCTTAGAAAGCTCATCGCTGTTGAGATCGCGCTTCGCAACTTGTGCAGCGTCGATCAGCTTACGGGCCTCAAGTTTCTTGGCCCCGATTTCTTCAGACAACACCTTCAGTCTAGTGCTCATAGTAGTTATTCCTTGGTTACAGGGCTTTTTCAAACACACCAAAACGCGCCGCCCATAAGTTGCGCGAGGGTGTAAATTGTTCTTCGCCGGCAGGCTTAAGCGCCTCGTCAGCCATCGAGCGCAAGCCTACACTCGCGTCTGGGTAAGCTGGATACGTCACAGGGGAAACGTCATATAGGCGCTTCACTGATTTGATCGTGCGCACCGTGATCTTTTTGTCGCCGTCAGTTACACTTTCCCAAGCCTGACCGCTCACCTCGAAGGCAAATGAGGACTGGTCAATGTCGCCACGCTCTAGGCTCTGCTTTAGGTCGCGGCCTAGAGTGGTGTCAGGTAAATCGAACTCATACCAAAGGCCTACCTCGTCAACCCCGAGCTTCAGCGTGCCCTTGCCGTCCTTGCTTCGCGCAAGAATCGCGTTAGGATCGTGGTTAAATAGCGCGCGGACGTCGTCGCCTAGAACAGCGTCAAATGCGCCCTTAGCGATTACCTCGAAGATCGGATAGTCTGGCATTCCTAAGTTTTCACTGCGTACGCCGAAAACGGATGCGTAGCCTCGAACGGTGCCGAGCTTATTAGCCTCGTCTGTACGTAGCTCGATTTTGCTTTTTATTGCGCGAGTCTCTTTCATGTTATGCCTTTGGTTCTGCCTGTATTGGCGCCGGTGCTACTGCGCCGCCTGAGCCGTTGAAATTCTGCCTGTAATCGTCGCCGCCATCGATTGGGTTTTCCTCTAGCCTGCGTCTGACGTCATTTACCGAATACACGCCAATATCGCGCATCACTCGGAAGAAGTTTGCCTGCGCTTCAAGTGCTACGCTCAGGAGCGCGCGCCGATTAAACTGGAAATAAAATCCATCTATAACCTCCTGAGTAGTCAGCAGTGAGCCATTTAGCGCCTGTTCCCAATTAATAAGCCAAGGGTCTAAATTGAAGTTAAGAAAGCCGAGAGTGATCTGCTCGATACCGGTACCCCATGAGGACGCTTTCTCGGTGTCGCCGATCATGATCGAAGGCACCCCGTACCACATCGCAATTTCCGAGCGCTCGAATTTCCGCGAGTCCAAAAACTGCGCATCCTCCATTGTCATCCCATTGACCGCTTTATAATCCCAGCCGCCCCAGAGGATAGGCGTATTGCCTGCGTTCTTTGGGCCCGATTGCTTTTCTTTCCATTCCTTCTTAGCGTCCTCCATCTGCTGCTTTGTAGTTGCCGCAGCCGATACAAGGTAGCCGTCAAATTGAGTCCCATTTCTAGCAAGGTAGCCAACGCGGTCGCGCTGCGTAAGTTGAAGTCCGATACTCTCGCGACAGGCCCTAAGTGGAGAGATTCCTGTGACACCGTTTATCGAGAGTGAGCGGACGTGTAAGACTTCATCCTTGCGCAGTAAATTAGATTCACCTGCGACGGAATAAACAACCGTGCGCTTTTCCTTTACGTATTGAGGAGTCACATCAATCGGCTTCAGCCACTCTAATTCAGTAGGCTGATTGTATGCGTCCCTGTGGATCCGGGCATAACCATTGCCGCCAAAGCCGACGCCGGCTTGGATGATCTGGAAAAGCTGAAAGCGAGTCTGAAAGCCGTTTGGCGAAAGTAGCAACTTTGCCGCTACATGGTCCGTAACTTCAAGCCGAGAATTGTCTAACCCTTTGCGGTAAAGCTTGATCGGCAGCTTTGCCACCATGTCAGAAAGCAAGCGAACGCAAGCCATAACACAGGCAACACTAGTTGCGCTCTGTTCGTTTACGGTCGCGCCTGTGATCGTCCGCCCGATGATGTTTTCAAGCGTGGCCTCAGATTGCTGGCGGATGGGAATGCCGCGCTTTTCAGACGACAAAGCTCGCGCCGTTCTTTGCGCGTCCTGAGCTAATAAATCATTGGCCGTGGTGCGTCTCGTCACGCGATAAATGAATACGCGCGACCAAGCCTAAACAATAATCATGTCACCACTTGGTGAATACAGTTAGCACATTACGCCAATTTAAGAACAATTAAAACGAGATGCCGCCGCCGCATCCCGCTTCTTCGCCTCGCTTCGCTGCTGAGTAAGCCATCACCGCCGAGACGACCGGATCAATCTTTTGATCATCGCCCTCTTTATCTAAGTAAACGAGCCCTCGGCTTGCTGGCTTCGCAACGCAATTACCAATAGCCCACGCAAGCACCGGGTCGCCGTTGTGGATCAGTTTGCCCGATCGAAAATCGGCGTCAAAGTCCCTAATATATTCCGGCATTCGTCCGCCTAAATAAGCGTCAACGCAAGTAATCCCGTCAGCTACTAGCGCGTTGACCGTGCCAAGCATATGCTTCGGGTCATAGGCGATTTGCTCTAGCTGGAATTTCTCGCGCCAAGCCTGTATATCCTCTATGATTACGCCCGTATCAATTACGTTATCACCCGCCTCCTTGATGAAGCCGAGCCTTTCCCAAGAGCGATAGTGCTGCATCTGGGGGAGTTGGAGCGTAGAGCGTGGCAAGTAGTAGCGCCCGAGCAAAACCATGCGTCCGCCGTCTTGAGGGAAGGCTAGCATCACCGCCGCGAGATCGTGCCTGAATGCCATGTCCACGCCAACAAAGCACCGTTGCCCAGCCATGCTATCAAAGGTCAAGGACTCATCAACCAGAGTGCCCCACGTCTGCAAATTAAACATGCCAGCCTTTGCCGTCACCCACATGTTTAGGTGTTTCGTTTTGAACGCCGCCTGAGCCCGTGCATCCCGCTTTGCCGCGTCGCGTTGTGCCCTTAAGAACTCGCCGTAAATAGAAATATCGTAGTTAGGATTCGCCTTAATTAAGGCCGCGTCAGTGGTCCAGTCATCGCCGTCGTCGATAGTGAAAATAATAGCAAAGTGGTCGTCTGCTTCGAATGCGCCGGAGAGCAGTTTCTCGCAGTGTTTCCACTCACTTCGGCATGGGCCTGATATGTTCGCCCCAGCAGTTGAAATAATCAGCAGCATGGGTTGTCTGCGTGCGCCCATGCCTGTCTCCATCGTATCTTTTAACTCGCTTGTCTGGTGCTCGTGGTATTCGTCCACGATTGCGCAGTGAGGCGAAGCACCGTCACCCGGCTTTCCGATGACTGGCTCGAATCTGGAGCCGTCCGATTGGCGGACTAAAGACTTTGCGTTCACAGTCACGCCTGCCTTCTCGCGTAGTGCTCGAAGCTTTACGCCCATCTGCTTCGCAGGCCGGAAAACCTCCATTGCCTGCGCAAGCGTCGTCGCGCCGGAATAGACTTCAGCCCCTGGCTCATTATCGAAAGCAAACATTCGCCAGCCAATGCCGGCGCCGAAAATCGACTTTCCGTTTTTGCGAGGGATATAGAGCGAGGCCTTGCGAAAGCGTCGCATTCCCGAATCCTTGCGCACCCAGCCAAATAAAGAAGCGACTATGAAGATCTGCCAAGGCTGCATCTCTAATCGACGGATACACCTAAATTCATCAGGCCGCGCCCACTCACCTTTAGTGTGGGGCAACTTCGCCATGAACGCGCAGGCCTTCGCTGCCTTAGTTTCATCGAAGGTAAAAGGCCAGTCTCCCGCGCTTCGCTTTAGGTCCGCTAGGTGTCGCGCAACAGCGAGCTTTACCCACCGACAAGCAAGTATTCGACCGCTCGTTACGCCGTCGCAATAGCCATTAAAGGCTTCAATGAACTTTGGATCAGGCTTATTCATCGAACTCATTGCCTTCTTCGACCTTCACCACCTGCACCAAGGACCGCGCCGCTGGTGTCATGCCGAGCTGCTGTAAACAAGCCTTGAGCTGGTTGCAATCAGCCGCCGTCGCCATGCCTTCCCTGCTCTTAGCCCATAGCCCAGCCGTAAGCTCAACGATTGGTTCGTCTGCCGCCTTGAGCACCCCATCAGGGCACAGGGCCACGATGCGATTCCAGCAGGCTCTTTGGAGTTGCGATAAGTAGCGCGGAGCCGGTCCAAGTTTTTCGCGCTGAACCGGTTCGTTTTCGCGTGCACGTCCTCGCGCTGGGTTTTTTTTAAACGCGCCGGACGCCTCCAGAAGCGCCGTTGGTTTGCGTGGTTTGCCCATTTTTAATTTGCCTTTTTTGAATATTTTTGAGATGTGTATTGTGGATGCGTGAAAATAGTTGAACCTACGGTGTTAAGCTTCAACCTGTTAGAGTTTTTTACTGCCCCCCTAGGCCTATTTTTTACAATTTTTACAATTTAGAAAAAAGCTGGGCGGTCGGCTCTCCAGCCCTTTCCAACGCTTCGATTCGCCTGTGACAGCGAGTGCACAGGGGTGCGAGATTGCTGAGGTCAAACGCAAGATCCGGCCTGTGTATGAGTCCCTGAATATGGTGCACCTGCTGCATCACCACGGCATCACCGTGTAACCCTAGCGGATTAACGCACCAAGGGTTATGTGCTCGAAATAATTCGCGGACCTTACGCCAGCGCGAGGAGTTGCGGGTGCTTGCCGCTTGCGCTAAAGCTGGATCATCCCTGCGACGTGTATCATCGTACCGATTACACACCGGCCTAGCATGAGCGGAGCAATGCGCCGACTGAAGGTCAATCAGCGTATTGCATCCGCTCGCTTTACATACCCGCTTATTCATTTAATAATCTTACGCATGTAATCGGTGAGCACGCAAACGAACACATCGACCCTGCGCTTCGACAGCCTGCGCAATGGCCTAAGCTCACCCCTGCCTATAATGAGTTGCATAGTGTTTTTGTGAATACCAAGCCGAGAGGCTGCTTCTCCAATAGAGAGTACGTCAGCCGTGCTTAGGTCGTGCTCAATGCCAGTCGAATCAGTCCAAGGAATTTTGCATTTCATGCTCATTTTCTATATGCGCTGCTATTGTTGCGCAATGTTTTTATTGTGATTAGTGGGGTCAATTTGTGTATTATAGCCATGTAGACTCCGCCGTAAATCCTCGGCCATTGCTTCAGCCTCCGCTAACTCCCTCAACGCTTCATCTCTCGCTTTTTCTGCGAGCGCGAGCCGTGCTTGCAGGTCTGCGTTTTCCTGCTTCAGGCGGTCGATTTGACCAATTTCTTGAGGCTGGGAAAATGGTTGCCCCGTTGCTTTAGCCGCACTCCGCTCGGCTTCTCCAATACAATACAGCTGTAAGAACTCATCCACGATCTGGATATTCCCAGCGTAATACGCCCTCGCTAACTCCTCTAGGTGGTCGGCCATTCCGCGCCTCATGTATGCGTATCCTCTGCCCGATGACTGTCTTAGTATGCGAAGCCCATTCACCCGCATCCCCTTTTTATCGTCTGCGAATATGTTTTGCGTGCTCATAAATCACCCTCCACAACCCTAGCAGTTACTTCGCAAGCCGCATCTATAGCCTTACGGTCGAGCTCTAGTAATCTCTCTGCACTCTCACACAACTTCTTAGCTCGATACGGCCAAATCTCCATGAGGTTGTTTACCTGCTTCAATATGGCCCGCACGTTAGATATAGCCGCTTCGCAGGCCTTCGCCTTTTCCTCGTGCTCCTCGGGTAGTGAGCCTAAAGCGTATTCACCTCGCTCAATCAACCGCTGTGTGCTTGAAGTAAAAGCATTCCAGCGATGAAGGCTTTCGCGCGCTGTAGTGTGATTAAATACCGCGTCAGGGTAAATTTCGTAGAGCATTCCGCTATCATACAAGTGCACCTGTTGCGC